ATAACCTCATGTGTTTGGTGCATACGGATTTTTGAACCTGTTACATTATCGGTGGGTGGCGGCCATTTCTGCTTATTCCAATCACTACGCTTTGCCTTTTTACTTGCCACATCTGAACGCACCGTTCCCGTCAACCGTATTTATATTGCGTCTACCCAAATTTCGCCTACTATCCAATTCTGTGACATCCTCCACCGGTGGAATACTGTCACATAACGGTGCATATAGGAATCGAACCTATACGGCATTTCTGCCGGACTGGTTAGCAACCAGCTCCGCTACCATTACGGCAATGCACCTTAACGCTGACTTAGGGATTTGAACCCCAACTACGATTCAAGCCGTAGACTACGGTTTTCAAGACCGATGCAATACCATTCTGCCAAATCAGCTCATATAAAATGGGCGGCGTTGCAGCCGAGTTTTCGCCGCCCATCTACCTGATCGTTTTCATTTTTTCTATTACCGTCCATAGCGGATATAGTGTGCATCCCAATCCTCATTATTCGTATTTACGCACATTTCGCCCCACTATGGACTTAATACAATTCTCATGCCTACTCGGAAGTATGTCATACTGGATTGGGGGTTCGTATCTCCATACTCCCAACGCCGATTTCCTGGACTTTGTGGATCCAATAAAGAATACAGGTAAGTAACCTATGATACCCAGACATAATGAGAAAATCATGCGTACACTCCCCCTTATTCTTTATCGTGATGGTGCGGTTTCACTCTCTCAACCTTGCCTTTTGAATTGTAGACCACGCACCAGCCCTACAAACGGTCCTTAATGGTTTTGAGCGAAACTGGGATAGTAGGGATTGAACCTACGACACCCTGATTAACAGTCAGGTGCTACTACCACTGAGCTATATCCCAAGATTCCCCGGCGAACGATTAGATGGTTTCGCCGCCGGGTGTATGGTATTTCATTTTTTACGGAGTTCTCGCACCATTCAGCCCTCTCCGGCTTTAACAATTTTGGTTCTCATAATCCACCGACTATACTCAAAGAACCGTTGGTATCTCCATCTCTTTGACACCTTGCCTCGAATGTACGTTGTTATCGCAGTTCTTCGCCTCTACTTCAATCCTCTGCGTCACTTGAATCGCTGTTTTGCCGCACTCCAAGCTGATTAGTTTCCGCACACAGTTTTCTTGAAACTGGATGTAAAAGCACTTGATGGTCACGGGACCTCGCTACCGCCGTTTTTCATTCCCACATTAGCTTGGGTCAAGAAAATAGTAAACAACTCTGCTCATCCTACGGTTGGGAATCGAACCCAACTATCCCCGGTACTCGCCCGTGGCATTTCCGATTATGCTATCGTAGGCATTGTTGCAACAATGGTCTTTAGCGTGACTTACGCAAGCTCTCCAATTTTAAGTCCTGTCGGCTTTCCCAGACTACCACCCGAACCATAGACCAACTGCAAGCAGTCAGCGTAATTCCGAACGGCAATAGGAGATAGGAGAATCGAACTCCTACTCAGCGGATGAAAACCGCTTGTCTTACCTTTTGACTAATCTCCCAAGAAGTGTTCGTTGGTATCGCCAAGCACACATAACAAGCGGTGGGTACGTTATTCGCCAGAGCCACGCCCACAGGTGGAATCGAACCACCACACTACACCCAGCTCGCTCCGGTTTTAACGGTTCACTTCGTCTTTCAGTGCCTTGCCAGGCTTGAACTTCGGAACCTTTCTGGCAGCAATCAAAACCGGTTCTCCTGTCTGCGGATTCTTCCCGGTTCTTGCGGCTCTTTCTCCGACTTCAAATGTACCGAAACCGATTAACTGCACTTTGCCGCCTTTTCCCATCTCTCCGCCGACTACCTCTACAAAGGCGTTCAATGCTTTCTCAGCGTCTCCCTTTCCGATTCCGGCTCTCTCAGCCATAGCGGCTACCAGTTCTGCCTTGTTCATCACTTTTTACCTCCCTTTTTCTTGTGAGTATCGTATATTGCGTAAATCACAATGCCGACAATCTCCGTTAATAATGCGGCTCCTACACCGCACCAAAACTCAGGTATATACATACGCTTATCCTCCTTTACGGAATGGACCATCTGGGGCTTGAACCCAGGACCGACCGGTTATGAGCCGGTTGCTCTAACCAACTGAGCTAAAGGTCCGTATCTGCACCGCCGTCACGATGCAGACTTGTTGGTGTGGCTATCCAAAAGATGTATAGCCTTTGTGGGCACCTTTTGGAATGGAAAGTGTTGGTGTCGAACCAACTCCTGCGGATTTTCAGTCCGCCGCTTCTACCGAGTTAGCTTACTTTCCAATGGGTGTCCGCACCGCCCTACCAAAACAGTGCGGACATAATACATTGAGAGGGGGAAGAAGTGTTTTTCACTTCAATGGGCGGAGTAGGAATCGAACCTACGGTGTTTCTAATGTGGGGCTTTTACAGAGCCTTGCCCTCGCCGCTAGGCATATCCACCCAGACGGATGCCAAATCGGGGAATTTGACACCCTACATGACACTCTACGTTTTCCAATTAACAGTTGGTTGTAATGGTTTGCTGTTTGTGTCACTCTCTTTATGAATTGTATTATACTCTCTTTCGGAGAGTTGTCAATACTAAAAGAGAACTTTTTTTAATATTTTATTTATTTTTGTTCTCTTTTGGTTAGTTTTTATTGTTCGGAAATGAGTTCTTCTATTTCCACATTCAAAACTCTTGCCAAGTCATAAATCTTATCTACCGTTGGGTATTCAATGTTTTGTTCATAATAAGATATGCTTGCCTGAGATACCCCTATCTTTTCTGCCAACGCAGTCTGAGACAGTCCACGTTCTTTGCGGATTCTTCTTAGATTCGTTGGGAAAGTGTACTGCCCCATTCTGTTATGCCTCCCATAAGATAATTTATTAAATCCCCAGTTCTGCTCTGCTGCCTACCTTTACCTTCGTTCCGAACAGCGATTCCACAAACAGTGCGAACATAGCCAATGCGTCCGGTGCGTCATCGTGCTTGTTCTTTCCAAGCTGAGTGTAGCTGCAAAGATAAGACATCATCACGCCATAATCACTCTTCGGGTCATACTCCGTAAAGTCTTTGAATACAACGTGTTCCTTTACCCATGAGGAATTAACGATAATCTTCGTCTCTTTATTCTGTGTGGTGTACTTCTTGGTAATGTGGCATCTGCCGCCCTTTTCCTTGACAAGCTCCGCAACTCTCGTACCGGTCCGGCTACCCTCTTTGTTGGATTCAAACTGGCACTGCTGCACATGATGTCTGACAAGCATATTCGCATTGAGTTCATCCAGTGTTGCCGGGTCGATGTTCTTAAATACCACATCCTCCAGATAGTAGGTCTCCCCATACTGATAGAATACTCCGAGGAAGTTGTAGTCTGTACCAGTGTCTTTGGTATCGCAGATTGCCAATACTGCATCTGGATCCTTGTCTGGCAGACCGCCGATATATCTTCTGAGTTCGGATGGATGATAAAGAATACCCTCACGCTCAATCGGGTCACTCTTATACAAGCAGCGGTACGAAACATCGTCCATAGACGCTTCCATGTCCGCAAAATACTTCTCATCAAATCCGACATCATAGTCATAGTCAAAGTTGCTCTTGCCGGTCTGAGGGTCTATGTCAGGAACCGCAATAAACATTGCCCGGTCGTTTCCCTCATACTGCCTTTCCAGTCTGCCTATAACATCATGTACGCTCCACCTGGTAGCAATGTGGATTTCCTTTGCCTTTTTCTTCTTACGAGATTTAAGGTCGGTTGTGTATTCCCCATACAGCTTATCCAGTCGGTCGATAGAAAGAGCCTCTTCGATACCAGATACAAGGTCGTCAACATACAGAAATCCCTCACAACGAGTAACACCTGTCAAGGAACCTCTGATTGGCCGGCACGTTAAGGTCTTGAACGGCTGCCATCTGCCAAGGTTGATTGTTTCCTCTTTGGCATTGTTTCCCTCAAAAACGACATCTGGGAATACATCAGACCAACAATACTCATTGCTTGTAATAATATTAAGCACGGCATCGTAGAACATCCGTGTCATAAATCCAGAGTGTGAGGACATCAGGTTTGGCGTGTTTGGATAATGCCCCATCACAAACGATATGAAGAACTCTCCGAGTGTGGTCTTTCCAGTGCCAGGAGGCATACTGATTGACAAAATATCAAGTTCATCGTCAATCAGCCTTTGCATCTGTTGTACCAACCAGTAAATCTTGTTTCTTCGTGGCTGGTAATATCTATCCTCCGGGTCTCTGTCTTTCTCTACATACAACAGGTATGAATCAAAATCCATGTGAGACTGTGCCAAGTAGAGCAGAGCATTGTTATACAGCTCATAGAAATCAACTCGCCCGGTTTCTTCACATTGCTGCAAGGCACGATACCGCACCTTTAAGGCAATCTTCTTAGAAAGTTCTTTATCCTCATCCTCTGTTTCTATTGTCACTGCCATTGCCAAAAGGTCTGTCAGCACCGATATATCCGACAAGTCAGATTGTAACAGTTGCATGACTATCCCTTTATTTGTCAATGGTGCCATAGTAACCACCACCTTTTCGTAGCGGCTCTATCGGCTCTTATATTGCTTATTTCCGTACTGCCAGGTAAATGCTCCCGGTATATACCTTGCTTGTACCGTAACCGTCCTTGAAGTTCCATTCAACGAACGGTTCCAGTGCATATTTAAACTGTTCGGTTATTCTATCTTTGATAAATTCCTCCGATACCGGATCCATGTTTGATACCGCATAATTGCACTCCAGTTTTCTAACGCCTCTTTCAACTGCATGAATCTGTGGCATCCGTATCGTTTGGAGTGCCTGTACCTCCGCTTTCAGTCGGGTGTTTTCCAGTCTCAGTTTCGCTTTGGTCTCCCGGTTCTTCCACTTCTGAATTATGTTTCTTATCATCGCCGCTCGCCTCCTTACGGTCTCTTACGCTCTTGCTGCATACACGAACTATCACAATTCCAAGGTTCTCATTGGCCTTTATCAGTTCCTTATTCTGTTCAAGAAGGAGAGCGTTCATTTCGTCCACCGCCCTCCGGCATTCTCTGTTTGATTTCGTGTCCTGCCATGAGATAACAATATATGTTACAAGCAAAACAATCCATATCAATGTGCTTATTACGCCAAATATACTCATCGTTTTTCCTCTCTGTTTTCGGTTTCTTATTCCTCCGGCATATAAAACACGCCGCAGTCAAACCGTTCCACCTTTGCATTCTGTCCGCTCACGCAGATAGCACCATTCGCTATGTCCTTGAACCTTTTATATTCCTCCGGCTCAATCGAACAATTCTGGAAAATCCATGTGGACGGCGGAAACGCCTCTTTGAGCATTTCTTCATACACCGTTTTGGCACGTTCCTCAGTGCAATATGCTCCGATTACAATGTCATCCGTGTTTGTAGTCGCAATAATTCTCTTTC